ATGTCACAACAGATTCAAATGAATCATCAAAAAGTTCTTAAAGTTGCAGACGCTTATGATTTATTTATTCGTAAGTGTAGAGTTAAAAACTTATCTGATGCAACAATCCAATCCTACAATACTAAAATCAAACCGTTCATTGATTATTGTAATGGCGGTAATATCGTTTCAGTAACTATTGATACAGTCGATGGATTTACTGATATGCTTAAGACAGAACATCATGTTAATGACGTGTCCGTTGTATCTTATTTACGGTCAGTGAGAGCGTTCCTATATTACTGTATGGAATGTAATTACATGGCTACATTTAAAATCCATTTGCCAAAAGCTCAAAAAGCTATCAAGGAAATCTATTCAGACGAGGACTTAGAGAAGCTATTGGTTAAGCCAAACACAAATACTTGTTCTTTTACAGAATACAAGACATGGGTATTTGAGAATTATATGATAGCCACAGGAAATCGTCTCAGTACGGCTCTAAACGTCCATATTAAGGATTTAAACTTTAATGACGGACTAATTACCTTGCGTAAGACAAAGAACCGCAAACAGCAGATTATCCCACTAAGCGCAAGCCTAGCGGAAATCCTACAAGAGTATTTAGTTGTACGTGGTGGAGATCCTGATGATTTTCTTTTCTGCAATAACTATGGTGGACAGGCAAGTAACAGAACATGGCAGACATTGGTATATCGCTACAATATTAAACGTGGTGTCAATGTTACCTCAATTCATGCTTTCCGTCATTCGTTCTCACGTCTATGGTTGCTCAATCATGGAGATATTATGAGACTTAAAACCATACTTGGTCACAGTAATATAGCCGTGACAAATGAATATCTGCAAATGTTCGGGCAAGACTTACAAATGGATTTTGAAAAATTCAATCCACTAGACAACATGAAAAAGAAAGAATCACAGATTAGGATGTAGAAGGAGAATAGTACTATGAAGAAATGGATCGATGCAGATAACGGAAGAGTAACACAGGTGATTAAATTTGATGATGGCTCAAAGATGGAACTGCCATTAGATAAGAATGGTAACTTGAAATGGTTTGATGATGAATTATTAAGAAAGGAGAGCAAATGAATATACAGAACATTACAGAGCGTCAGTTTGACAAGACAGTGCAACGTGAGAATGTATCTGTAATTGATTACTTTAATGGAACAAAGTATGATGTGTTCTTCCGTAGAAACAATCGAAGCGTATCGCCAGAGGGTAAAGTGAGATTATATTATAAGCAAACCTCTAAGATTGACTACGGAACTACATTTACTTTGAATGGTAAACAGTATATTGTAATCAATCAAGATGCAGATGAGAGTGGATATTTCTATTCAGCCATAGCAAAACAGTGTAATGAGATTGTTACGCTTGCAGGAAATGAAATTCCAGTTGCAATTGATAAGGAAACTTTTAATATACAAAATGGTTCAGTATTGAACTATATTAATGGTGACGTAACTATCTATGCTCAGTTGAATAATATAACATCAGCCGTTGCAGTCAATGATGTCTTACAAGCCTTTGGCAATTATTATAAAGTAGGAAATAGGTTCATTGACGGACGTATTGTATATTTCAATCTGAAGCAGACAGTTAAGCCACAAGACGATTATTATAAAATCACATATACAGGTGCTACCACATTAGATATGAAGGAGAGCAACACATATCAGTTGACTTATTCCGTGACAAACAATGGGAATGTTGTAAAGAATCCACATATATCATATGAATCTTCTAATGTTGAGATTGCTACAGTTGACGAGAATGGTCTTATGACTATGCTCAAAGAGGGTTCAGTTGATATTGTCGCTTCATGCGGTGGTGCTACCTGTACAACAACCATGACTATTGCTAATACATCAGCATCGACATATACACTTAGTATTACATCATCATCTGATACTATTAAAGTTGGTGGCTATTATAAGACACTTACTTGTCTGTTTGCTGATAAAGACGGACAGGATATTACAGAAACAGTTGTTGCAGATATGACAACTGCTGACTTTACATGGACTTGTTTTATTGACGGAACTGAATATACAGATAATACATTTGTTACATGGAAAGCAGGAACTACTGTTAATGGCAAGAAGATTAAACTTGGTTCTGATTATAATTACATTGGACAGACACTCACTGTCAAGGTTACAGTCAATGGTGTAACGGCAAGTAAGGATTTGGAAATAACTGAGTAGAAACTAAATTTTGTAGCGAAATAGAAATCCCCATTTTTGCCTTATATATCAGGTGATTATGGGGATATTGGAACTAAATTTCGTTCCCCTTAAATGTATAGAAGAGAAACGCATAAATGTTCGAAGCAAGTAAGTCTTGAAAACCATTGATTTATAAGAGGTTTCGGGTACTTTTTAAAAAAAATTTGATTTTCTTAAATGTATAGTAAGTGTAAATCTTGATTCAGAAAAATCTTGAAAGCCTTGATTTAACTAGGTTTACAACAACCACGTCCGTTTTTCTTATTATGGTAGGAAGATAAGTTTTGCATAAAATTTTAGGCTTGCGTTACATCAATTCCCCAAAACCCTTGCTATATAAGCGTTTCAGCGATTTCCAAAAAATGAGAAAACGGACTAAGGGGGACGAGCAAAAATAAAAACATTGATTTATTTTAATATGGCTCGGCTTCAAAATTACAAAAAAACAGGCAAAATGCGAAATTGAGGGCTTATTTCGCTCCTGATGTGAGGGCGAAATTTATTTTACTATGGGGGAGTATAATCCACCTTGACATTTTTTATTATAAAATTCGCAAATCGAGTAAATCTCAGACAACGAATTTCGTGACCAAATTTATTTTACATAGGAGAGGGTAGTTACAAAAAATCACAAAAATGCGAAATTGATAGCTAATTACAACTCTAGCTCTACTGCATATTTTAAAGTTACATAGGAGAGGGTAATTTTTCTGAATTTAGCTTATGTCCCACCAGTTGATTCGTCCACTCTCAATGGACTACGATTATATGGATAGTCCATTCAATATGGACTTTCATTTGTGGCTATATGGGAACAACATATCATGCACAAATTTTACTTAGTAACTTTATGAATAATTAACAAAAAGTCAGTAAAATCAAGGCTTCCAGCGATTTTAACAACGTCCGTAATATGGAGGGAACATATCATGCACAAAAAATGGTGTAATTATTGCACGATTATTACTTAGTAACTCTCTCAGAATCATTGATTTTCTTAGGTTTTTCAATGCTTTTAGCGTTTGACTTAATGGGTGTAATATGGAGGGAAGAAAAACTGCACGATTATTACCGAATTAAATTCCATAAACCCTTGTAAAATAAGGCATTCCGAGGTCATTACAATGGGTGTTATATGGAGGGAAGAAAAATTCGCATCCAAAATGGACTATTTTCGTGCAGACATAATTATTTTGACATACAGAAAACATAGCAGTATCAATGGTTTTAGAGCTTAAGTAAATGCCCCCTTATGAGGAGAAAGAGTAAGACTAAGCCAAATCATATACTAGACGTTTTAAAATCCTTATATCTCCTATAAATTATAAGGGTAAAATTGTATTTTTGTGTATGTATATATCATATATGGAATACAGTGTTTGATTTAGAAATGGACATTACCACAAATAGAAATCCTTATATCTCCTATAAATTATAAGGGTAAAATCCTGTTTTTGGCTTCGCATATATCATATATGGAAATCAATGTGAATGAGAAACACAAAAATGTTCGAAGCAAGCAAGTTCGAAAGTCCTTAATTTATAATGCTTTCAAGGTACTTTTCACAAAAAATTCGATTCTCTTAAATGTAGAAAGAAGAAAAGCAAAATGTTACTTTTTAGAGAATTGTTAAAACCCTTAATTTATAATGGTTTCTGACACATTTTTGTAAAAAATTCGATTTCCTTAAATGTAGAAAGAGAAAACGAAAATTAAGAACAAATAGAAAATCTTCAAAATCATTATATATCAATAGTTTTTTGGTACATTTTTACAAAAAATATGTTTTTCTTAAATGTATATAGAAGAAACCTCAATTTGTCGAGTTTTATAAAAGCCCTACAACCCTTGATTTTACTAGGGTTACAGGCACTATGTCCATTTTTCTTATTATGTATAGTAAATAGAATATTGAAATATTTTAGGAGCATACTTCGGTATGTTCCTTTTTTGATGAAACAAAGTTGCGTAGATTCAAGTCCGAACCTTTCGGATTTGATTTACATATATAACAAACACACAATGTATTGTGGGGCGTAAACATGAACTCAATGAGGGCATGATAGAGCAACACAGGAAGGAGAAATCTAATGGAACTTAATATTGAAGGATTAACACAGGAACAGATTGAAGCAGTAACAAAACTTGTACAGTCGGAAACAGATAAGGTCAGAACAAAGTACAGTTCGGAACTTAAAACTGTCAATGATGAATTAGCACAGTACAAGCCAAAGCAGAAATCTGATTCTGAACTTGCTTTAGAACAGCGTATTGCTAACCTTGAAGCAAAAGAAAAGGAACTAGCCAATAAGGAAAGAGCAATGACGATTGCCGACAAACTTAAAGCTAAAGGACTTCCTAGCGAACTGGCTCAGTATCTTAATATTGGTGAGGATATTGATGGCTCGATTGATAAGGTAGGTGACGCACTCGGCAACTACTTTCTCGGACAGGTATCAAATCCCAGTGGCAATCACGCTACCAACAAAGGAATCACCAAAGCCGATTTCGCCAAAATGTCTTACTCTGAAAGAGCAAAACTTTTTCAGGAGAACAATGAACTTTATAAAGCACTTAGTAAATAGGAACTGTTAAGCAGTTCTTTTTTTATTGTGCGGAAAGGACTGACGAATGGATGTAAACACAATCCAAACTGCCATAAGTACGCTTGGCTTTCCTATCGTGTGTGTTCTTTTCTTGGGTTGGTTCATCTGGAAGATCTGGATGAGTCAGCAAGATCAGAACAAAGAGCGAGAGGATAAGTTATATGAGTATCTTGGCAAAGCACAGGCGGTCAATGAACAGTTGACCAACACTAATTCAGAATTTGTAGAAGTTTTACACTCATACAAATCTGATTTGGACACTATTAAGAACGATGTAACAGAAATTAAGCAAAACATGAAAGGTTAATAAGGTGAATGTATATGGCAACAATTAACAATACAACAACTAGCGCAGTAAATAAAAACATGATTATTCCAGAAGTGTACTCAGCACTTGTACAGGAAAAGATTGCAGGAAAGTGCCACGTAGCAAACATGGCAAAGGTACTTGGTGACTTAATGGGTAAGCCAGGCGAGACACTTACTGTACCTTCAATCGTATATGATTCAGACGCAACTGACTGGACTCCTGGTACTGCTATGTCAGCAACAAATCTCAAGACAAAGACAAAGACATTTACAATCAAAGCAATCGCAGCACCTGCATATGAAATCTATGATTTCGACAATGAGGTTGAGATGGGTAACTCTATTGAGAACGCTTCGAAAAATCAGTCCACAGCCATCGCAAGAAAAATGGATGCCGATTGTATCACAGAAGCACTTAAAGCTCCATTCAGAGCAACTGTAGCTACAAGCGGTGTGATTACACAGGATGAGTTACTTGACGCTCTTGGTCTGTTTGGTGACGACAGAAATGTCGAGGACTTCGCAGGAGCAGGTATCGTAGCACACTCTGCATTTGCTAAATCATTCTACGGCATGGATTTATTCGTTAAGAGTACATCAACAACTGCACAGGCAGGTAATGGTATCGTAAGAAACGATTGCATTGGTTCATTCCTTGGAATCAACGTATACCTCTCTGACAGATGTGTAGAGTCTAGCAAACCAGTAATGCTTATCATCAAAACTGATGCTCTTGGAATTATTCCAAAAGAGACTCCATTCTCTGAGGTTGCTCGTGACGCTTCTAAGAGACTTAATACAATCTACTGCTCAGATGCTTATGCAATCGGTGTGATTGACGAATCAGGAATCGTTGTTGTTCGTGCTAAAGCGTAAAAATAATTTGACTTAGTGGGGGTGGTGTCTTAAATGACACTGCCCTTTTAAGGAAGGACAAGACAAATGTTAGACGGAACTGTATTACAAAGATTAAGAATGAGGTCGGGCAAGACATTAGTGCAAGTGGCTGATTGGTGCAATGTATCTAAGAGGTACATCATTTATATTGAACAGAATAAAGAAGTACCAAGCGAGGAAACATATGAAGCTTATCTGAACTGTGTCTATGGTACTGGTAAGCCACTGCCACATGAACCACGATGTAATCAGACCTCTAGGAAAAAGAAACAAAAAGAATAGAAGGTGCAACACAATGACAGGAAAAGAGTTTCGCATATGGCGAAGATACAAAGAGATTTCTCAACAAGTAGTTGCGTCATTTGCGGAATGTAATAAGTCAACTATCTGTCGTTGGGAAAAAGAACAAATCAATTTATATCCAGACCTATATAACAAGGTCATGGAATTTTATGAAACAAATAACAAATAAACAAATAAGCGACTATAGGTCGAGAAAGGAAGGTGAGATAATTTGTTATGTAATTATTTCACCTTCATCTTAATTCGTAGCGGATTATCTCACTATGGATTAAAGAGTGAAGGAAGAATATAGACAGAAATTATTAACAGGAAACGAATGGATTGATGGTACAGATAAATATGGTCTTACTTTAACTGACGATTTGGATTCACTTTTATCATGTGCCATACTACAACATATTAAAGGTTGGAATATTGAAAGTGCATTTATATTCAATGATAATAAAGTGCATGAAAAAGATAAGCAGAAACTTGACTGCTATTATAAAATTGCTGATACAGATAATGAGCAGATTGGTGTAGACTTTGCAAAAGCAGAGGGAAAATGTTTCGACAATCATCTTACACAGTTTACATATCACGAAGAAATAAATTCACAAGCAATCAATTTAAACAGAGTACAGAACATTTACAGAGAGAAATACTGCAAGAAGTATAATCTATCAACTGTACTACTTCTATGGTCTTTATATGATTTACCAAAGACAAAATTAACAGATGAACTAATGATGTTGCTCATAGCGATTGATTCAAGCGATGCTGGCTTTTACACAGATAAGAGATGGGTTGGCATACATGAGTATTGGATAAATGAGGTACTTGATCTGCCAGAATTATTAGAGTTTGAGCGCAGTCATACAAAGGAAGATTTTAACAAATTTAAAAGAGAGCTAGGCTTAGTAAAAGGTCGTAGCAAGATTTGGGTAGAAGATAAAAAGTTATGCACTGACATAGACCTTGAAGCAGTAAATGAAATCTTATGGTGGAACACTGACATAGAAATTAAGCTACCAGAAGCCGAGTTCTATCGTAATGGCATATACAAAGACAACATTGTAAACATACAAGGATTTCCAAGTAGTATTAAGACTATTTGTGATAATCCTTTTTCTTATGCCATGACAAGTAAATATGCAGTAGCAGTATCAGAACAGGTGATGTAATGAATTATTCAAATGAACATAAAACAGAGTGCTATATATTCAGTGGATATGTAGCCAATGAATTGCTTCGTCGTGGGTACAGAATAACTCACGTCAAGGCAGATAAGAAGAACAAGCAACGCTCAGTATTCTTATTCAAAGTGGAGAATAATATAGAAAGAGCTATTGACTCTATTACTGAGCAGATGAATTAGCTACCTATTTAGGTAGAGTATTTTCCATAATACTCCTTAAATTTTTTGCATAGTTAATATTTTATAGGTAGTCCATTATGGGCTACCTAATCCTCCAAAAAGAAAGGACACAGAAAGATGAATGAATATTTTTATGAAATGACAAAGGACTTAAACAACAGAGAGTTTGCAAATATTTTTGCAAGATACAGAAAGGAGAATAAGATTCATGAAAGAAAAAGATACAGTGATAATCTTCACAGCGAAGAAATCGAGAGCTTTATTGAAGATGGGTTATACGCTTGTGGATATTAAGCCAGATAAAACTGATCCAGATGGAAAACGCAGTGTATTCGTTTTCAAGAATGAAGACGGAATTTTGGAGAATATATAAGTGGCTCAAAATTGAATCAAATTTATCTTTATCACTTAAAGGAATAATCGTCTGCCCTGTCGGGCATCCGTTCCTTGAAGTAAGAAAGAGAAGTTTGCAATTTTTCACTTGGAAGATACATATTCATTAACTGTCCACTTGCGTGTCCAGTTTTATCATATCTTAACTTACATTTTGAAACACATTTCTTAATGGAAACCAAGTGAAGAAAACAACACAGGCGTATGCCACTCGTACCTACAACTTTCCAAAATCGTCCATTCAGAACACACATATTAGAAGATAATAATAGATATGTACTTTCTGAATGGACGAAAATGGAAAATCAAAATGCGACAAGAGTGAGTGCGTCAGCACGAACTAATAAATATGTAAAACAAAGCACAAAAAGGAGATTAAAGAATGAAGACAGTAAAAATTATCAATCCAGTACAAGCAGGTTTTTATTATGAGAATGGATTAAAGCCATTAGATATTTATTTCAGTAGAGGTAAATGGGTTTGGGAGTTTGATAAAGACGAGAGCAATCCATTATTTACTCGTTGGCTTAATAACGAAAACAAAATGAAATATTAACTTGAAGGAGATTATTAAATGAAGCAAATTATATTAAATAAAGAATATACATATTCGCAGATTTGCGAAATCGTTGGATGGAAAAAATATTCAGGTGGTAATTCTAAGAAAGCACAAATCAAAGAGATTGAGAGTTGCTTTGAATGGTATCATCCTATAAATAAGAAAACCCACAAGGAGAAGAAATCCTATATCTTTACAAAGCAATTAAGAGAACCAGTTGAACCAAGTAAAAGTAATAATGGTGGTAGCAATAATAATAAGAATATTACACCTATGATTGATTATCTTCTTCGTATTGCAAACGACATCAATATAGATAATGATATGACATTAACTCATTGGTTCTGTGGCAGTGCAGGTCTTGACTTAATGGATAGGGATATATATGTTGAACAGTTTGGCTCAGATGAAGAGTTACAAGCATTTTGTGCTGAGTATCATATCTCCAAGCCGAGATTATTTCGTGAGTACATGGGAATGATTAGAAAGCATACAAAGGATATATTCTTAAAAGCTTTAGAGGTCATGGCTAAGAAAAATTTAGTCGAGTACATAGATGGATATGAGTTCTATTACAAGATGAATAAACGTGGTCGCATGGGAAATATATTCACAAATGAGTTGAATGATACAGTGCATTGTCTTGAAGAGAAGTATTGTAATGAACTCAATGATGCTTACAATCTCAGTCAGAAGATGGCAGGCAGGCAACTGCTTATGTGTATAAATAGAAAGCCAGAGATTAAGGAACAGTTTGATGATTTTATGAATCAGGATTTGAATGATATTCCTGTGTGGGATATTCTCAACGTGCGTATTGATGAAGAATATTCACATGGTAATTGTAATATTGATGAAAATCATAAAATTCAATCCTACTATAGAGCAATACATATTACTTCTATAGAAGAAACAATCAATCAGGACTGTGATAAAGATGGTCTTGCAACAGCCGTTACAAATGTTATTCGCAGAGTTAGTCGTAGAGAATTACTCAATAAGAAGTGGAAAGATAAATATGGAAATGTTCATATGACTTATGACGCTTGGGAAGATGCTACTGATATAGTGGCTATTGAGAAATTATTATTCACACACTTTGACGAGGACTTTGATGATGGAACGTCACTTGATTTAGCGGTGCTTGATAATGAATTAAAGGATTTTTTATTGGATGACGTTTCCCAAAATGGAAACACTGATGGATTTATGGAGATACCGACATCTCCGGAAGATGAGGAAGAATTGAACAGATTATTTGATAGGGTGTCTATTGTATAGGCATCCTATTTTAGTTTACTCCACGATTCTGTGGCACGATTCTGTGGAGTCAGATTATAGAAAGTGAGGAACATAAAATGAGAAAGAAAGATTTAATTGCAGAGAACAAAAGATTAAAAGATGAGGTTGAAGATTTAAAGCGTCAGTTGACATATGCAAAGACACAAATAGATATAAAGGATATTTGCTTGATGCTTAAGGAAAGAGAGGTATATCATGACTAAGGAAAAGACAATTATGCAAGCATTAACAGAGGTTGTTCCTAACTATCTTGCGTCATATCTTTGTTGGTATTACTCTGACCCTAACAAGAGAATTACTTGGGATGATTTGTGTAAAACTGATTCTAACTTTAGAAGTAAAAATGGAGAGAATAAAACAGAGGATTTTGCAGAACAGAACTGGCTCATTAGAGATGATGTTCAAAAGGCAATGATTGTTTATCTACAATATATGAAGCGTTATAACTTTATGAAGCGTTACCAAGAGATGAATAAGAAAGCATTAAGCGGTGATGTGAACAGTGCAAAGTATGTTGATGAGATGGATAAAATGCTTGATAAAATGAATGTTGATAAGAATACTGAAAATGAGATTGATAAGTTGCTCATGGGGGTGAATATCAATGTCAATTAGTTTAGATACTGCCAAGAAATTAAATTGGCTATGGAAAGATGAAAACAAGATTGCATGGATAGAAACCTTTATTAAGATTACGGATAAAGAGACACATACAGTTCCATTTATCTTGACTGATGAGCAGAGAAATCTTGTTGAGAATCTGGCTCATAAAAATATCATAAGCAAGTCAAGACAATGCGGAATCTCGTCAATAACTCTAGCCTTATCCATAAGACAGAGTGTGATATATCCTAATACAACGTGTGTGCTTATATCTCATACACAGACAAGTACCAATGCCGTGTTCGAGAAATTAAAGCAACAGTTTTATTCTTTACCAGATTGGTTAAGACCAAATTTGCTTACTAATAACAGACAGGCACTTACATTTGAAAATGGTTCTAGTATCGTATGTATGACTTGTGGTAATCGTCCGATTGGACGAGGTTCTACTTATAATGGCATAGTTCATTTATCTGAGTTTGCTTTTTATAAGAATCAGCAGGAACAGTTGACCTCTATTATGCAGGCAGTAACAAGTTCGGCAACCGTGATAATTGAGTCAACATCGAATGGCTACAATGAGTATTCGTCACTCTTTTTAGGAGCAAAGAATGGAGAGAATGACTGGAAACCATTTTTCTTTAACTTTATAAACGGAAGAGCACTCTTCAAGCCACAGTATGATGAAGCAGTCAGATTGTATAAGGCTCGTCACAATGGCAAGATGCTCACTGAGTGTGATTATGATGAGGAAGAATTACAGTTGGCTAAATTAGGTATGACACCAGAACAAGCCGTGTGGAGAAGAGGAAAAATTGCAGAATCTTCTTTAGAATCTTTCCACGTTGAATATCCTGCGACACCAGAACAGAGTTTTGTGGCAACAGGAAGTGCAGTTGTATATGACAATGCTAAAGTAGTTAAGCTACAACAGGCATTAGTAGAACAAAAGGTTAAGCCACTATCTGTTGATAAGATAGTTGGTCTGCCACAGATACTTAGGACTTATGTGCAGAATAAATCACTTGATATATATGCAGTTCCAAAAAGAGGAATGAAATACACGATTGGGATAGATGTATCGGAGGGACTCGGAGGTAAACATGACTATTCTACTATGTTTGTAATGGATAAGGATGGTGAGCAAGTAGCGGAGTTCCATAATAATAAGGTACAACCATATCTCTATGCAGATATATGTAATGCAGTCGGACGCTTCTATAATAAAGCTTTGCTTTGTGTCGAGAAAGCATCAGGCGGTCATTCTGTTATTGAGAGATTGAGATATGAGCATAAGTATATGAACATGGTTAAATATAAGACCTATGATGAATATAATCGTGCCGTATGGAAGGTAGGATTCGATACCAATAACAAAACAAAGAGCATTGCGGTTAATGATTCAAGGGAATGGTTTGATAAAGGTATGGTTCGTATTATGAGCAATAATCTTTTAGAGGAAATGAAAACATTTGTTGCAGAAGAGAATGGTTCATTTAATGCGGTTACTGGCTGTCACGACGATTTAGTGTCAGCATTTTGGCTCTGTATTCAGGGCATGAAGAGTGGGTTCTGGTATCCATTCTAAAGGTAATAATTATTAACAGAATAGGGAATTTAGGACTTTAATGATGTTAGGTATAGATTTATATGCCTAGCTTTTTTTATTGTCTATTTTCCCTATTGTAACAGTAAATAGAAAGGAAGAATTATGACAATACAAGAATATATAGATAAGCAGTATGATGGTTCTGCTACTTGGTTCATGGAAGAAGTTAATCAGAAGAATCATGTGGCTAGAATTGCAGGTGTTGTAGCAAATATGGATTATCTTGCAGGACGACACAAGGTATTAAGCAGAGAAGATTGCTATTACAAAGGTAAGGTATTAAAGACACGTAAGACTATATTGAATTATGCTAAAACTGTTCTACGTTTCCATGATACATTTCTGCTTGGAAAGAAGGTTTCATTAAGCTCAAATGATAATGATACAGTTAATACATTCAATGATATTTATAGGCTTGGTCAGTACGAGACAGTTGACTATCAGATACTTGACAGAGTAAATAAGTTTGGTGACGCATATGAGGTTGTATACATTGATAATGGAGTGATTAAGAGTAAGGTGCTTGATAGTGCTTGCAGTTATCCTGTATATGATGAGTTGGGAGAGTATCTTGCTTTCATTGAAACATGGACTGATGTATTCTCTAGTATCACTTATTGGAACGTATATTATCCTACATACGTTGAGCATTGGAGTAATGAGGGTGCAGATGAGCATTTAGTATCTACCACTATGTCTGTTGGTCTGCCTATCCACTATCATAATTTCAGTGATGAAGACTATAATTATGGTGTGAGTATGCTTACGGACATTAAACCTATAATGGATGAGTTAGAGGACGTTATGAGCAAGATGGGTGATGCTATTTATGTTAATTCACTCAATCCTATGAATGTAGCAATCGGACAGAGAATAGAGAGTTCAATTCCTAGTACGGCTGTAGGCTATGTACTAAATTTGGATGCAGGTGACTATAAGGTAGTTAGTGCTTCTATGGATTATAATACGATTAAGCTTTATTTGGATAACCTTAAACAGATGCTCAATGATATTAGTTGTATTCCTAGTGTGTTAGGTTCTAGTACCAATATTGCTAATGTTAGTTCCGTAGCTATGCAGATATTGTATGCTATGGCTCAGGTTAATGCAGATGAAACTAAGAAGTGGCTTAATATTGGATTCAGAGAGAGATTTGAGAGATTCAAGAAGATACTGAGTATGCAGGGCATAAGTGTAGAGAGTGACGTTGATGTTATCTATAATGTGTCTATGCCAGTTGCTACTACTGAAATGATTGCTAATCTGAAGGCATTGCAGGAAATGGGAGCAATTAGTAAGGAAACAATTATGGAAAAGAGCGATATTGTCAGTGATGTAGAGGTTGAAAAGAAGAGGTTGAGTGGTGAAAATGTTTCACAAAATGTTTCACAGAAGGTTGATAATCCTAGTAAAGAAGTAGGAATTAAATAAATGTTTCACGGATGTTTCACGGAGTGAAGTTTTTTTGGTGGTTATATGTGGTAATTCAAAGGTAATATACACACTATATTTGACGCATTTTGCTTATATCATAGCCGAAAATTCGGCTGTATTTATGACGCATTTATGTATTTTATAAAATTCATACATTTTGTTTTGGAAATTTCGGCAACCACAATATCTGGTGGTAATGGCTTTATCCGTACAGTTTATCAGGCATTTTGCTTATATTTGACGCATCTGGTATTAAAAACAGTATCTAATATTGTACTATTAGGCACTGTTTTAATGGGTGCTACGGTATTTTCCCATTTTTCCGTAGAATTATGGGGTATCAGATGGGGATATAATCAGAAGAAACCGAAATTTCATGGGATTACATTCACTTGACTATCAATCAAATGAGTGTAAAATTGTGCAAAATGCTATATATTTATAGTGTTTATAATGCCTATATTGTGCAAAAATACCAATTACCCCTAGTGTTAAAGCGGTCGAATAGCTAATCAAAAATTCCCCCACAGAGCAAAATTTGGCAGAACCGAATTATTCGGCAAGCTAGATTCCGAAAGTTTCGGAAGCCTTATTTGCAAGGTACATCCACAACCACCACGAAATCGTAGACGTTACACAGATAGTGTGTACCCTTAAACCGATATAGTCGGTTTAGACAATCATGGACTAATAGCCTTTTCAGAAATTTGAAAATTCTATTCAGATATGCACACAATGCACTTCCCACAAAATAGTGGTCAGTTCTTGCTATATATGGTATAATTTAATAAAAATATATCGGGGGATAGCAAATGAAACTTAGACCACAAGATACATTTGAAGCCACTTTATTTGATAAAGGTTCTGTTAAAATATTAGATGAGTATATCAAATCAAAGAAGCAGTATTTTTTTATAGATACTTGTTTTGATATTATACATATGGATAAAATATATAGGATTAACTTCATTATAAGTAATAAGATTCCTGTTGATAAAAAAATTGTCGCTACTAATATTACGATGACTGAATTTAAAAAAATATATGGATATGAATACTGTGACTGCGATCTACTTATAAATTACAGGAAAAGATTATCGACAGAAAACAGATGCTCAGTTCCTAAATTAAGTGTACCTGTTTTGGATTTTCTTGAATTATTTTATACTCATTTTCAGCAAAATTTGGAAAAGCAAAAATCAGAAGATGAAATTATACTTTTTGATAATCCAATATCTATAAATGCTCAATCAAGTAATAATAGAACAGGTTATGGCAATGAGTATTATTATGATATTTTAATGTATGAAGGAACTAAATATGGAGAGACAAGCCAGTTTCCTATTATTGGATATACAATATCTTTCTTTGGTGAAATAAGAAAAAACACTATTATTCATATAGATAAAGATGGTACATATTCTGAATGGTATTATAAACGAGAGTAAAAATAAGGGAGAAATATAAATTGATAGTTTATTATAAATTGCGAAAGTAAAAGCAAATAAAAATTAAAATTATACACAACAACCCTAAGAGGATGCGAATTTTTTTCGTATCCTTTTTTATTGCATATAATAAAGAAAGGAGACAACAATGCAAGTATTAGATAGATTAAAGATGGAGTTATCCAATCAACAGTATTTCTCTGATGAGCAATACATTCAGTTCCTTGCAGAGAACTCATTAACTCCAACAGATGAATATGATAAATCAACAATGCAGAAACCGTTACTGCTTACTGTAATAGACATATTTGAAGCGGTTGCAAATGATACCGACCTCATGCAGTCAATCAGTACAGAGTTTACAACAGTAGGTGCTGCATATAAATATATAGAGCAACGAATAGGACAAATCAAAGATAAGATAGCTTCAATTCCAGAGCCAGATGAGGAGTATTCTTGTTTCTCTCTGATGTATACAGATGGTAATGCTCAACCACCTAGACAGAATGTGGGCGGTAATATTTCATCTATTCCTAACTCAGAGATTGATTCATGGTTTTAGAAAGGAGCTTCAATGGAATATTTAGACAGAGATGGTGGCAAATATCTTGCGACCAAATTAAAATCTTATGTAGATAATAAGGTTACTGATTTACCTAGTGGAACAGTAGACCTTACTAATTACTATACTAAGGAAGAAACAGATCAGTTACTTGCTAATCTGCCTAGCGGTGGCACTGGTACAAAGGGTGACAAGGGTGATGCAGGTGTTGGAATTTCTTCTATTAAATCGGTCAACTATGAACTTATCATTACGCTGACTGATGGCACAGTTCATAATCTTGGCAATGTACGTGGAGAAAAGGGCGCACGTGGAGAAAAAGGAGCACAGGGCGAAAAAGGTACTAATGGTACTAATGGTGTATCTCCTACTGTTTCTGTTACTGAGACAACTAATGGACATACAGTTGCTATTACAGACGTTAATGGCACACAGAGTTTCAACATCCTTAATGGCAAGGATGGTAAAGATGGTGCTAGTGGTGGTTCTTCTGGTGGTGGTTCAGCAATTACATATGCTTATGATACTGAGATTGCCACAGGTGAAACATGGGTAGATGGTAAGCCTATTTATCTTAAAGTGTTTCATATAAATGGTTCAAGTTCGCAACCATCATCAAGTATAATTTTCTCATCATACAAAGAACAAAACAAATTTGCGGAAACCATTGTCTCAGTGACTCCACTGTGGAAAAGTGATACTCGTGTAATAACTGGTAATACTATAGACATTAGTGATATGGTATCAACTGTGACAAGTGCTAATGACAATATTGTACAGAGAACACTAAATTGCTGGGTTGATAATGATACTAAATTTACAATAAACATTTCAAAAGGAAAAAGGGTATATTCTTATGGATGTGACGTTTTTGTAAAATATACAAAATTGTAGTTGACAATCTAAATCTGATGGTGTACTATAACGACATAGCGCAGATAGTTAAGCGTAATAGAATCGGAAAAGTTAAGTGAGACTATTGATTTTCTTGGATATTAGCTCAGGTGGTAGAGCACTTGACTTTTAATCAAGTTGTCCGGGGTTCGAATCCCCGATGTCTCATTAAGTAAAATTGTGGAAGTACCTAAAATTAGGCACTTCCGCTTTTTTATGTCTAAATTTTTTGAGTAAGTAGTGAGTAAGTAATTTTTACTTACAAACAAGCACACATTCCAGTTATTAAATCATCATCATCACTAATATTTTTATAATAAGAGTTGAAAGTTGTTTCAATGTTTTCATGTCCTGCAAATTCCTGCACCGCCTTTTTATTGGCGAGGTTATCCAATAAACTGGAAATTACAGAGCGTCTTATTTTATGAGATGATTTTTTAATAATGTCTACTTTTTCACAGTAAGAATATAAGCAGGTGTTAATTCGTTGTCTGTTAAAGTTGTGATTGCTTGCATTTACAAAGATGAAATCACTTTTTAACTTGTGGATTTTATTCCATTCTTTGATTTTGTCTAAAATGCGTTTTGCTTCTGGTGTGAGTGGTAAAATTCGCTCGCCTGCCTGCGTCTTTGTATATTCTACAACTTCATGCACAGAGGATTTTGTTTTGTTTAAATCGTCATCATACACATCATAAATCACTTCTTGTCTTTGAATGTGAATAGTGCCTTTGCTGATGTCAGACCATTTTAAAGCAACTAACTCGCCAACACGCAAACCCAACTGGAAACTTAACAGAATGGAATAAGGTACAGTATCGCCATAGTTTTCACTATCTTTTGTAATGTAATCACGAAGTAAGTCTCGTTCTTTGATTGTGAATACAACTTCTTCCCTTGCCTTTTTCTTTGGCTTTGCCAAATTAACAGTAGATACAGTTAAATCTCTCATAGGATTGATGAGAATATATTTGCGTTCCACTGCATGAGCAAATGTTCCACGAAGTATCGTTTTTAAATTCTTATATGCCTGCTCGCCGAGTTTTTCATCAATAATCGTCTTTTGTAAGTATTCCCTTATTTGAAGTGCTTCAATGCTTTTAATTGGCTTCTTGGCAAAATTGCAATTAGGAATAAAGCGGTTGTAATCGGTCATGAGGCGTTGGAAACTTTGTGGCTTCACTTCGCTCTTATGTGCTTTTAACCATTCTTTACATACCATGTCAAAAGAGAGAGTTGTTTTCTGCTTATAATCTTCATATATTTTGTTTTCAAGGTGTTCTCGCTTTTGGGCTGAAATCTTTCGTCGTCCGTCCTTTTTAGAATCATCTGCAACATAGGTCGTATAGTATGGTTTTCCGTCTATCTGTATTACAGAGATAGCATAAGGGTGGTTTTCTATAACTTTTCTTTTATTCATTTTTTCAACTAAATCAGCGAGTTCTTGTTTCTCGTCTGCTCCGAGTGTAACTCCGCTTTCAAGAATTTTCAAGAGTTCATTTTTTTCAAGTTCAGTTATAGAAATCACCACCTTTCATTTTAGGATTTTTTTTGTCTTACATATATAGCATGCAAGATAGAAAGAAAGTGTGGGACGTCTGTATAGCCAAAATGAAGCAATTTTGCCGAAGTATTTCGATAGATTAGAAAAAGAATCTGACAAGGACAAGCCTTGTCCTACCGCCTTCAAAATGTACCGAGCCACTTCGTGCCATGGCACATTTTTCAGTTGGTGCAAATTATGGGTATCTATGATATAATCACTTTGTTGGAGGTGGGATTGATGAAATACGATGGAAAAAGACAAAGACTAAATGCAATCTTTAAACAGATAGAGAAAGATATACATGATGGTATTTTTCACAAAGTAGTTATATTACATGATAAAGATGAACTGTTAAGAGTTTATGTGTAAAGAACGGATATGTCCCCAATTCATTGGTATTCAGTACATAGCACAGGGAATTTAAACTTTAAAGCTAGTAAACTCACTTTAAAGGAAACGAAAATAGAAGATTATAACGATTTTAAAATGATATATCATGGTAAGCCATATACATTCATTTACGATGATATGACCTTACAAGAGATTTATAATAAGCACTTACAAGATTATAAAGATTATCTAGCAAAATAGGAATTGGTTGCCCAATTCCTATTTGTCTTTTATCGGCTTCGTTCCATTTCTTCAAGAATGGCTCTTGCCTTTTGAATATTTCTTTCCTTTAACATGACCGCTTCCGCTAGTAGTTTGTTATAAAGTTCTACAAGGCGGTTATATTCTGCTGCTAACTTATTGATTTTATCATTGAGTTCTTTCTTTTCTCGTTCCTTTGCTTTTTTGTAGTCCGCAGGGTTTAATTTTCCCTGCCTTTGTGGAATGGATTCTCCTCTTTGCACATCAAAATTATGATGTTGCAATACTAGAGGGAGTTTGTCGTGTATGGACTTAATGAAATCTCTTGTAATAAGCGTTTTGGAAGATAAACGGTTCTCTGATGTTATTAAGCAATAGTCAGCGTGTAGGTGCGGTCTTCCTATTTCATCGACATGACACACCGCCTCAATTAGATTCTCATTGCCACCTAAACGAGAATCCATATAAGAAAGCACAAGTGTATTATAACTATCGAGTAATTCCAAGGGCAAATCTTCGGGAAATGTAAAGATGCATTCAACAATCCAATTACTGTCTCTTCTTACTCGGTTTCCGTTTGCTATCACTTTCTTTTGTATTAAGGCTTTACAATCGGCATATAAAGACTTCACGGGTGCTTTATATATTCGGTTATTACATGATAAGTTATTATCAATGTCAGGATTGCTTATGTGTTTTTTATGTAATCGTCTGTTATGTGCGTCAATTCCTTTTAATGCACCTGCTTTATAACATTGGCAATGAAAAGATAAAACTGCCAT